TGAGCAATCATAAAGTCAGAGAATTTAGGTGGTAAAGATTGACCTAAACCATAGCCCATTTGTTGTGCTTCCCAATCGTTTACGAAGTCATACTTACATAATTGTAGGTTAACTTGTAATTCAACTGGTTGGATAATTCTTTCAGTAAGTGTTACTGAAGAGTTAGGAACAAAATCACAACTTGCAGGACTTACTAAGTTCCCAGTTGCTAATTTTTTTATTACTTCTTTGAAAGCAATATTTGCCTTTACTGTTAATCCACCATCATCAATAGTAGATGCAGACAATAATGCCGCTGCTATGTACTCTCCTGCAAATTCTCCTGCATAGGAAGTAGTTATGTTAGTTGCAGTTGCTAATTGTACGTTTTTTAAATTACTCATATTTCTTTATTTTATTTGATTAATATTATGCTTCTGATGCCCAGATTCCTTGTCCACCTATAATGTACCATTCTGTTAATGATACTGCTCTAAGTGCAATCCAGTCTCCTTTTAAAGCTGTTGCTTTAGTGTTAATTACATCTTTGTCTAATACTCCTGAAGCTGAAAATACAGAAGCTGATAATGTAATACTTCCTATAATTTTGTTAGTATTTTTTGGAGATATTACTAATTTAACACCAGCATCTGCTCCTGTGTTTCTAAAAAATATTGTGCTCCCTAGATTACCTGAAGTAATTAAAGGAATACCAATAGTTAATGCGTCTACTGCAACATTATGGTCATTCCCTAAATCTGATTCAGAAATGTCTCCAGTTGCTGTGTAGTAAGATTGTGCAACTTGGTTGCGTTCTACGTCGTTTGATAAATAGTTGTATGCGCTCATAATTTTATTTGTTTAATTTATTTAATACTCTTTCCATTGCTGTTGTGTTAAACTTTCCTTTTGCAAAGTTAATCTGTGTTTTTTTGCTAACAGACTCTGGGTTGTGTTTGATAGGTTTTGAAGCAGCTTCTGAAAATTCTTCTTTTACTGTTCTAGTTTTTAACTTGTCAGCATCGTCTGATAAATCCTCTTCTTTAGGCTTCATCATTTCTTTGATTTCTTCGATGTTTGCTTTAATTTCTGCAACGGCAGAAGATAACTCTTCTTTAGTAGCATATCCCATCTCTTCTTTTTTGTCTTCTTTTTTGTCCTCTTCTAAGTCAGAAGTAATTTCTTCGCCCTCTTCAGTTTCCTTTGCAGGTACTTCGTCGGCAACGTCTCTTACATCAGCAATCATACCCTCTTCAGATACAACTACTAATCTACCATCCTCAAGCAAATACTCGCCTACTGGCATGGCTACTTTCTCATCGTCTGTAACAATAAAGATTTCTTTATCCTTTTCAAAGGATTCGGCACTTACTATAGTACCATTTTCTAGCTTCAGTTCTTCAAGTTTTACCTCGATGTTTAGAAGCGTCTTAATTTGATTGATCATTTCGTTTGATTTCATATTATATATATAACGGTTAAAAAATTAAAATTTGTATTTTCACTCAGGTTCTTGTAATAACTCCGATGCCTTGCGCTCTTACAGAACCATCGCAGCATGATCTAGAATAAGTATTAGTGTCCCAACATAAACACGCTCTGCCACTACTTGTGGGGCTTGTTCTGCTAGGAATAAATATTCCCTGATTAGATTTATTATTTCTTTGCATTGTCTGGATTTAAAATGTCAATTATTTTTTCAAGGATTTTGTCTTCTTTTGACATATCTTCTTTAATTTTCTCTTTAGGGCTTTCCATTTTATCTGCAAAGTAGCCTTCAATAGAGAAACCTTTGACCTTATTTGTCTTAACATATTCGTTCCATATTTCTTCATTATTTACTTTTACTGCACCCATCCACGTTCCTATTGGAACATTCAATCCGTACTTCCTAGACTTATCTTGCGTCTCGCTTTCAACGATCCAACTCTCGACTAGCGTCAAGCCCTTCAATGCCTGATCGTGTTCAAGAGTCGAATTATTTTGATAGCCATTTTTTAAGTACATCTGTGATGCTTTTACTATGGTATCTTTAGAAAAGAAAATGTAGTACTCGCCTTCATCTCCACTTCTGTATATTGGTTTATTAGGTATCAATAAAGCACCTAATAATATTTTTTTCTCTTTGTCAATCTCTGCAAGTTTAATCTCTTCCGAATTTAAAGCTACAAAATCAGACTCTATTGCGGGGCTTTCAACTATTGATATAGCTTCGATTCCACCCTCTTCTTGTTCTTCGTCCAGTATTAATTCTACTATTCTCATATATATATAACGTATTAAAAGTTAAAATTTGTTAATCTATTGTAGCACCAGTTACAATATTGCGTTCTAAACTCTGCGCCGAAGTTACATCATTTGCTACAACATACGTCTGTATCGGTTGCTGAGACTGACCTCCTATGGCATCGGCTAATTGATTTGTATCACTAGCTCCGACCGCATTAAATTCAGGCGGTAATGATGGAACAGATCCTGCTGAGGTACTAGGGGCTTCTATAGCGGGTACTCCACCGCCTCCTGCTCCTACTTTAGCTGTTGCTTGTTTTGAGGCACTCATGGCTGATTTAATCGAGCTTATAATACCAACCGCTTGTACTGCGTAACCTATTATCATTGGAATATTAGCGGGAAATGGTAGCGATGAGGCTGCCTTAGCTGCTCCTCCTGCGACGTCTACTCCTGCTTCTGCCGATTTAATTACGGTCTTAGTAGCTGAATTTTTAGCGGTTATTAGAGTAGCCTTAATGTCCATAATTAATTCCTTAGCTAATAATAGCTGTTTAGCAATTAACATGGCTTTTCCGAACTTAGTCTCTGCTCCACCTATAGCTATTAAATCGTCTAATGCTTTATGTTTTGAAGCAGTTTTTGCTGCCTCTATAGCCAACTCCTCTTCAGCTATTTCTTGATCCCTTGTAAGATTAGTCTGTCTAGATGTCTCAGTAAACTGATCTAAAGCTATCTGAGCGTCGATCTTAGCTTGTGTTCCTGCGTTCGCATTATCTACTATAGCCTGAAGCCTTAAAGTCTCTTGCTCGGCTTCTAGTATATCAATCTCTGCTAGTTTTGTTAATCGAGCTAAATTGTCTTGTATTTTTTCAGCGTTAAATCTTTTTTGTTCTATAGAGAGTAGTGATGCACTTTCCATTTGTGCGTTATCTAAGTCGATTAGCTCTTGTTGTAGTCCTGCCTCGTTTACTCTTTGCTCAGATAAAAAACCTGTTGCTGTTGCAAGTACACCCGCTACTTCAGCTTGAGCACTTAATACAGCTACATAATCTTCGTTTTTACCTGTTAATTCAAACTGAGCATTTGCAGCGGCAAGCATAGCATTTGCATTAGCCGTCATCTCTTCTTGTTGTTTTTCTAAGACTAATTTTAATTCATTATTTGCGGCAATCCTTTCGTCTACACTAACCCTAGTATCATCACGAATTTGTCTAAGTTTTTCAGCTTCCCTGTCATATTGCTCTAATAATATTCTACTAGATGCTTCTGCAATTTCAGCGTTTTTCTTTAGCTCTATATTAGCCTTAGCAGTTTCTAGTGCATTTGATATGCTTACTTTTTTCATGCCTTCAACTACCTGTTCTCCGATAGCTCCAACCTCTGTAACTGCTTCTGCAAAATTTGTAACAACACTTTTACCCGCAGATATAGCTTCGTTTGCGGTTTCGGCTAAACTTTGTTTTGTTTCTAATATTGACTCATTAAGTCTTTTAACTGTTTCAGGATCGCCATCTCCAAACATACCCTCTTCCCATGCAAGTTGAGCAGATAAAAGAGCAAGTTTAATTCCATCAAAAGCTAATTTTAATGGTGTTATTGAAATAGTTAAAAGCCCTTTTATAACTTTTCCTAATGCATCAAAATTTTCTGATGACGATGATACCGCTTTATATACGTCTGTAAATACATTAACAATTTGATTAAATACAATTTGAGCAGTTTCAAAAATGGTGTTTAAACCATTCATTACTTCTTGATTTTCTTGTATTGCAGAAGAAACAAACTCGAACGCTTTCTGTAATAAGAATACAACTCCAGAAGCCTTAGCAAGATTACTCATTGAGATGCCTACTTTTTTAACTCCCTTTGCGCTATCCTCTGCAGTTTTTTCTACATCTTTAAGCTGTTTCTCTGTCGCTTCGTTAGAGTCCTTAACGTCCTTCCGAACGTCTTTAAGCTCCTTTTGAAGTTTTTCAATACTCTTTAAGGCGTCTTTGTATTGTAACTCAAATTCTACTTCTATTTTCTCTGCCATCTCAATTGTGTTAATGTTTGTTTATATCCTTCTGAAAAGGATTCGGCTAGTTTATACTTGCCTTGAGCAATTCTAATTGACTCTGTTTCGCCTTTTACTACTCTTAATAATTCTAATATATTTTTTATCATAATTTTATTTTAAGGGCAACCACAAACTAAATTAGTAATTACTCCATTTGAGTCAACAGTTATTGTAAGATAACATCCGTTATCACAGTAAGTAGTTGTAGCCGTTGTACCCGCCTGTATATAGCTTCCACTTGAAAGCCTTATTGTTAAACCTGTGTTAGTATAAATTACATCTCCAACTGATAGATTTAAAACTGTTCCTATTGATGCTTTATAATAATAATTTACAGGAGTTGATCCACCAACATATATATCAAATAAAATATTATAATATCCAATATCTTTATTTAATAGCTCCATATCACTTTTACCGTTTTGTAGGTTTGTGGTTACAGAATTGATTATGTAATTCCTAGAGTTTATTGTAAAAGTATCGTTTAGCTTAAAATTATATAATATCCTTAATGGCAAATAAGCTGTAACTTTTGTTAGCCTTCTGCTTTGATTAAAGACGTCAATTATATATTCGCTATGATATTCAGCAAATAAAGTCTTTGGAAAATTTGTGTCTTCTTTCCATTCGTTTAATTCTAATCCTAAATTTATGTTAGATGTTCCTAAAGCAGCATTTAGATTTAAGCTATTTGAAGGAATCCAATAGGCATTTATAGATATATGCGCCGTCGTAGAATATTGATAGCTTATTGATGTTGACGATGTTTTTAGTATTGCATAAAATATAAGCGGTTTTCCAATATATGGTTGTTGATTTTCGTTTACTGAATAGCCCCATTGAGTATCTATAAACGATTCAGTTGTTACGTCTCTTAACCTTTCAAATTTCATGTGTTCAAAAGGTACTTTAACGCTATAAGTTTCTGTTGAGGCATTATAATTTTCTCCACCTGTTCCTGTACTTTCCGTCCCTCCTATGTATTTTAAAGTGCCCCAAGAATTACCAAATAGCTGTGCATGTTGTTTAGCTAGGTATGTTCCTGTTCCTTCATATTCATATATAATCTCTTTATAAGGCAAGGCTACATTTACGATGCTTGTAGTAGTGTCTACATATTTTGATATGTCGTAGTTTACTGGTGCGTCATTTCCATCAATATCCCCAGAAGTATAATAACTATAATCAATTCCTGAAGATCCCTCTAATGGTCTTATAACGATCGTACCTGCGTCGTTGATATAAGCGACTAGATTAAACATTTTAAATAGACCAGTTAAAAAAGACATAACAGTTACGTCAGGTACTTGCTCGGCAACAATAAAATCAAACTCTGCTGTTCCAGTAAAAGATCCAATAGATGCTGTTACATCATAAGTAACTGGCACTTGTGTTGGTCTATAAAATCCTTCAAATCGCCAAGTAATAGTTGAAAATACTATAGCTGCGTTATGTATAATAGTAACTGAATAAACTCCATTAGCTACTAATCCAACTCCATTTAAGTTAGTTATTGAAGTTGTGCCTGTAGTAAACGCAGTCGTTAAAATAGTAACACCCCCTAGATTTACTCTGACCTGATACTCAACAGAATTACCCGCTGCAGGGGTTACAATTAAGTAGTTATCTATTGCGTGAGAACCTGTTACTAAAATTGATGGTACAGTTAATGTGTTTCCACTTCTTATTATTGGCGATACAGATCCAGTCCAAGATGGAGTTATGGTTGTATATGTAACAATA